TCGCCGAATCCCCGTCCGTTTCCGTACGGGGGAGAGGCGAGGTCACCGCGTTGACGGTGATTGACTGTGGGTCGGTGAACGACAAGGGCATCACTCCTAGAAACCCGAAAGGGTTTCCTAGTGGCGTTTAGAGCACGAGCAACAACGATGTCACTTTGCTCGGGTAAGCCCGAGTGCCGTGACAATGGCTTTCTGACGGAGGCTAAGAGCCGCCTCAGAAACGCCGAACCCATAAGGGGTTGCCTGAATCCGTTGCTTGACCTCATTGGTCATAGCAACATCAGGAGGCCGTGGACCCACTGCGCGATAGCCTGTGGGACCCACGAAGGTATACGTGTACTTAGCGATGGAATGTTCCATCATGTACCCGTATGCCAAAACCTGGCTATCGATGGCCCAATCCGTCCAGTTCTGAAGAACTTCGGACGTATTGGAAAACCAATCGAAAGCCCAGCTCCAAGGGGCAATGTTCCAGATAACATCTGGAGTCAGTGACAAGCCAAGCAAATGCCTGGCCTGCTGGACATGACGTGCTATCTTCCCTCGAAAGGACTTAACGTCCTTGGGGTCGATATAATACACGAATGCTCCAGAAAACCACTGACGTCTGGTCAACTCGTATGACCGGATCACCTGCCCTTGGTTCAAGGAAGTGCTCGTCAGTAGTGACGAAGACGGGTTAGTCCAAGGACTAACACCGTTCCGAAAAACTACTGAACTAAACTCCCTGTGAAGTGGAAACTCATACTTCCTTCGCACCAATTTGTTCGAGTCACGATCGAACTGAGCAAGAAGCTCGTCGACGTGTACGACTGCATGCGCAATAGCTTGCAAGTCGGCAACAAATGGTTTCCAGCCGAACTCAACGTTCAGATACTCGTGACCAAGCGCCTTACGGCGCTCGGCACCAGTAAGGGATCTCAACTCACGAAGAGTCCCTCCAATCAAATGGGGAATTCCCTCTTTGATTGTCTCGCTGAGAAAGACTGAAAGCGAAGCAGATGGTTTGGTAGGACTACTTCGAGCAATTGCAGTACTACCGAGCTGAGTCAAAGTGTTACCACTTGACTCAGGATTCGGAGGATACTCCAACAAACTCGGAGCGCATGGCCAGATCGGTCCCAGGTAACTACCTGTGACACGAGCAAGGCCAGGTTGCGGATCTTGACCCGAAAGAGGAAATTCCTGAGTATTAAACTCAGAAGACTTCTTACGAGTAAAGAACGGTCCACCCAAATCACCAATGTAGCGATTCCTGTGAGGGAGTCGCCACGAAGGATGAGACTCGGAGTCAGTAACCTGACTCCCAGCTAGGTAGGTGTAGAGAGAAGCATTATCGTAGGACTTATCCTCCTGGATGACCGTAGGTCCTCCAGTCTGGGTACGTACCTGCGAAAAATGCGACCTCAGATCTCCGGTGAACGGGATTGCTCTCGTTCGCCGTGAAATCGTACCACCTCCTTCCACAGCTCGATAATGGTCCACCAGTGTTAATTCACTGGTACTCCTATCCAACATGTGAAATTAATCATACATAGGATAGGAACGCTGTTGCACTGCGCCCGGGGCCCCTTGCG